TGTTGTGATCCCATCGTACATTGATGAAAAAACCTTTTGGGCAACCTTTGCGGGAGAGACTCCATCGAGGGGTGGTTCATTGAGGTTCTGAATACGTAGAGTCACCTTGTCGAAGAGCATTTCCTCTGGGGAACCATTGCGCTTGAAGACCTTCATTTGAGTAAGAAGCGCTTGTTTTTTTTATCAGGGCATTACAATGTCCACGCGGTTCCGCCCAACGCCTCTGTCGAACGCGTTCTTCTCAGACTTTAATCGGGAAACAATTCACAATAATTTAATTTCACTAATTAAAAAACAAACTGGCTACACGATAGACAAGCAGAATGATGCGGACATCCAGGGTCTCATGCGCAAGGTCTACATTAACATGGCGTCCGATGAGTACAATAACGTCAAGGACAATGTTTCCAAGATGAATTCCAAGGTGGTTGACGAGGCGAGCCAGATGGTCCTCACGGGCGTTCTTCAGCAGATAACCTACCTCCAGGACATTACATCAAACCCCGTTCCTCTTTTGAACCCAATCAACACGAGCACATACGGAAATAAAATTCCTATTAACAACAAGTACGGAATTAATCCTCAGTAAATATAAATGAACAACTTGACTGTAGTTTTTGTTTGCTGTATAGCCATGTGCGTTTTAGGGTTTGCCCAAAATAACTTCTGTGGAACAAACCCTATGATAAAACAAAACACATGTTCTAATTCTATAGGAGGTGTAGCGTGTCTTGTATGTCTTGTAAGTATATATTTAATTTTGAAAAAATAAATATTGTAAATTATCAATGAGACCTCTGGATGACATTCTTGTGGGCTTTATAATTTTCTTCATTCTTGAAAGGGTAATTCGTTTGGTAGGAGTAGTGATATTTGAACCAATCATAATGTCCAAGACGAATGATGAAAAGGTTACAAAAAATTGGGTTCAATTAATTGACATTGTGTTTTTGGCGACTGCGCTTTTTCTTGTTATTAGGTTCAAGAAACAACTTGCGAGGATAACTTAAGGATCTCACTCGTGTTCACCGTAAGATGAATAAGTACCGTGACGAAACTGCAGAATTATGTAAACGAAAAGGTTGGGACAAAGCTCCAATAAGTACCGTGTGGATGTTGTACACCGAGGAAAACGGGGAGCTTGCAAGCGCCATCCGTCAAAATCAGCACCTGTACCGCAAGACGAATCTTAAAAAAGATCGCGGAATAGATGTTGTTATGGAAATGGGTGACGTTTTCAGTTATCTTTTTCAACTGGCTCATATGCTCAACATCGATCTTGATCAGATGTGGGAACTTCACAGAAATAAAGTTCAGAGCAAAAATTACCCAGTGGAAAAAAATGTACGAGTTTATTAATGGCCACTGCCGCTATGATAAGTGACTGCGCTCACATAAATCATATCAATCCATTTACCGCGACAAATACATTTGGTACCCCTACAAACGGTGGATTTTATGATGGACTTGATGGGTCATATGTTGTGCAGATTGACGAGAGTCCCATGGCAAAGAATGACCCGAATGATGACCTGACACACTTTACTCCAGACCACATCAATCGTTCGGGACCAGGCTTTCTCAACGAAGCAGCTCCGAGTCCAGCGCCTTTTCTAGGGTATCCAGCTCGCAAGTTTGAGTACCCTGAAACCTTTGTTTCGACCTGGTATCGTCCAGGACTCGAGACGATGCCAGTTCCTCCTGAAATAAAGAAACCTTGTGAAATGCCCCAGAAGAAGTGCTCAATTATTAATCAATTGTGGTCTGGACACTTGAATAAAGACAGTGACATTCTGATAATTCTTTTGCTCATTGCTCTTGCCGTGTATGTTTTCAGATAGGCACCACCTTACTCGCAACCACCTTGATGAGTTTCTTTTCCAAATTTTGTTTTTCTTCTATGATCCGTGCTGCCAAACGAGGACACGAGTGACTCTCAAGTTGGATACACCTTGCGCAACACATGGCAAGGCATTCATTGCACTTGAGAATCTTCATTTTGTGGGGACAGGCGCCCATCGTCTCTTACTTCACATGCGATATTTATCTTAATGTAGGGTTCGTCATCTTGAATTTCACAAAGACCGTGTTCGCGACCTTTCAGGACCTTTTCCCAGATGGCTTGCATTTTGGGAAGATTTTTAGCAAACCATTCACGGTCGCGTTTTACCCGTGTGACCATGAAGATCTCCGGCGACTCACCCTCTGCCGGTCGGTACTGAACAAAATCGCAATCTTCAAAATCTAAAATCTCCAAAAGAAGCTGAATTTGAGGCATGTAATACTTTGGAACCTTGTTTTCAATTTTTCGAGTAAGTGGGCATTTAATCTCAAGAAGTATCCCGTCGTCGGTGATACCGTCTGCCGATCCCCCGATAAAAGGATACTTTGGATGCTGTACAAGACCTATTTCCGTTGTGTGTTTCCCGAACCTCTGATCATAAAGGTCGCGCACAAGAGGCTCGAGAAGCGTACCGTGTGCAGTTGCGGCGTTTCCGGCCCATTGCGTTTTCAGAACCTTTTTACGAACAAATGCGTCGGGACTCTCGTAGTGATTGTCACCGATGGCAGACGCGACATCACTTGCAGTTATCATATTTTCACGAAGTTTGAGCCATTCCTCCGTTCTCTGGTCGGCGTATGTCGCCTCCTTGAGTTGCTTTACTCGTTCCAGGAGCTGGGACATTCTTTCCTTTGAAACGAGAGTCCGTCTTAAGTACAATTTCAGCCGCATTTTGTTCTGCTTGCTTCTTTGTTGTTGCGTACCCAACAGCTTCGGACTGGTTGTTTACCACAACAGTTATGCAAAACGTGCCGTTGATTGTATTGGTCAAGAGGTACTCTGGAAGCGGGTACTTGAGCGCCTGACACCACCGCATCAGCTGATCCTTGTAATTGTCGTCTACCAAACTTGTGGTTACTTTTTTGAAACTTTCTAAAACGAAATTTTTTGCATGAACCATTCCTAAATCAATATAAATTGCTCCTATAAGGGCCTCGAATACATCTTCCATAATGTGTTCATTTGTGTTCCACCCGTTTCGCTCGCCCTTTTCGTCCATGAGAATAAGTTTATCGAGACCGAGAACTTTGGAGATTTCGCACAAAGTCTTTCCCCTGACCATCTTCGTGCGTGCCTTGGTCAAGAACCCTTCCTGTTCCTTCTCGTGAAGGTCAAAAAGATGCTTGGTAATTATGAAACCAAGGACTGAATCTCCCATAAATTCCAGAGTCTCATATGATCCATCGAGAGCAGAGTAACGCTTCAGAGCGCTTTTGTGAGTGAAAGCGCGCTGATACGTTTTTGTATTTTTAACTTTAGTTCCAACAAGAGAATTTAGAAATTCGCGAGAAATTTCTGGAGCTGACTCAAGTTCCATTTTATATTATCTGACATCCATTTGTTTAAGCCGTTGCCGCAGGCTTCGCCACCTTCGGGCGAACCTTCTTCTCCTTTGGGGGAGCATCGGCGGGTACTGCAGGCGCCTCGGGGGCCTTTGGCTCCTTGGGTGCCTTCTCAGGCTTGGGCTCCTTGATGTAGTGAGGGTTGATGAACTTTTGAATATTCAGAAAGGTCACCTGGATACCCTCTGGAACAGCCAGCAGATCCTGGAGCGTGTCGTCCAGGCTAATCTTCTGACCATTCTTCAGACCCTTTGCCTCGACGTACTCGTTCACCTTGCGGGTCACCTGAGAACGGGACATGAGGTCCTCTGGACCAAGCTGCAGGAAAGCCCGCAGCTTGTCGGACAGCTTCATCGGCTTGTTGAAACCGTTGTTGGCTGCACGAGCCTTTGCCTTCTCACCCGCAGGGTCCTCCAGGTGCTGGCGAACCTTGCGCATGTCCTTGCGCAGAGCCTTAATCTCCTTGAGCAGTGCATCGATTGAAAGTGGGTCCATTTCTATTATAGTCTAGGGTGTAGCCTTTAAGCCATAAAAATCATCAGGAGAATCAAGATCAAAAGAAATATTGGAGTTATCAAAACTTGCCAGACTGGAATTACCTGAGCTGGAACTGTAGGTGGAAATGAAGTCGCTCTTGAAGTGGATGTCGGTTCATCTGATTGTGGCAAATTGACGTTGAATCCCAGCGGCAACACATCAGAATATTGGGACGGATCGATACGGAAACGGACGCCTGCTACTGTTTTATTACACTGTCCAGCACAACACCCAGGATTGCATGGGTACACCAGCCCGTTCTGAATGTTTACGTATCCACATATTTTTCCCAAATCATCCATAGGGTCGGGAAGACACATGCATTGTTTCGAAACAAACTCTCCACTACAGGACGTCATCTAATATAAAGAATACAATATTTATTAAGGTACATGGAGTACGGAACGCCTCAGAAGCTACCAAATGGTCGATACTTTCTCAAGATTGGTCCAGTTCGGCATCAGGTGAATGGTCTTGTGCTTCAGGATCCTCTCGAGACCAAGACGGTTACATTCAAGATCAGTAACTCTGACTTGTTTACTGGAATTGATGCTGAGATCATCGCCAAGGCCAAGGAGTCAAAGATGGAATGGTTCAGGAAGGATCTTTCAGATGAACTAATTTCCGCTGCATATCAGGAGAGTGTGTCTGATGGCATTCTTGACGCATCACTTGTGACCGTCAAGGGTCAGACTCGCACGGTTGCATTTGATTCGCAGAAAAACCCAGTCGAGCTCCAGGCGGTTGCAGTTGGTACCACATGTGATGTGGTTCTCGAGCTTTCAGGACTGTGGTTTCTGAAGAAATCATTCGGTCCAATTTGGCGAATTGTCCAGGTCCGTACCAAGGCTGCGCCCAAGGAGCCAGTACACTCATACCTTTTTACCGATGACCCAGTCGAAGAGCCCGAAGTTGAGGATCCATCAGACTATGTGGATTTGGATTAGCCTCAAAAAAATTATAAGATCATAATATAAGATGGAGAAAAAGCGTCTAGCAATTTTGGTACTCGTGGCAATCTTGTTCATAGTTTTCTTGATGCCGAAAAAGAGTCCTTTCTTTGGGTCAATGTCAGCTCCAGCATCAGCGTCAGTCGTCGGGTTTAACACAAATCATTACAACAATAATACGGCTGCAAGTGGGAATGTGATGCAGCC